TCTAAGCGAGATCGTATGACCCCCACCTTTTTTGAGCGCACACCCAGACCCACGACCCCCATTGGGAAGATTTTCCCTGAAAATGGCTCGGCTAGGCATTATCAGGAATGAAACAAATTGAAATGGCTCAATTGGGAGAGATTGCCCGAGTCCGGGACGAATCGACTTACCGAGGTGTGGCAGAACCGCGAATCCACACAAAACTCAACGATTTACCTTCACTAGGCGAGCAAATGATTAAATTCTGCGAGGAAATCGGCTTTGAGCTGATGCCTTGGCAGCAATGGCTGGCTCATCACAGCTTAAAACAGAAACCCGATGGCCGATGGGCTCATCCAGTCATAACCCTTTTGTGCGCGAGACAACAAGGCAAATCAACCTTTATGGCGCTTCAAATCCTGTTTAGGATCTATGTATTAAAAGAAAAACTGCAAGTCCATACCGCTCATAAGCTAACTACCTCAGCAGAGCTCTTTTATAAGATTTATGGAATTATTGAACAGAATCCAAGGCTAGCCGCTGAATTTACTAAGAAGCTGGAAAGTAAGGGATTTCAAGAGCTTCAATTTACTGAAGGCCGCCGATATATCGTCCGAGCCAATAACTCGGCTGGTAGAGGCATTGCAGCCCCTGAAACGATACACCTAGACGAAGCTAGAGAGTATAAAGATGAGGATGTTTGGTCTGCTTTGCGATATACCCAAATGGCTAGCCCAAATCCTCAAATATGGGTTTATTCAAATGCTGGAGATCAACACAGCATCGTTCTAAATAAACTTAGGGAAAGAGCGATGGCTGCTATCTTTGGTGGGACTGATGATATTGGCTGGTTTGAATGGTCAGCGCCTCAAGGAATTAAATTTGATAACTCCCCGAACTTTTGGCTAGGCGTCTGCCAAGCTAATCCATCACTTGGCATAACAGTTCATCCAGATAATATCCGAGCAGTCTTATCAGACCCCGAGGACATTGTGCGCACAGAAGTCTTATGCCAATGGGTCGATACCATAAACCCAGTTATCAATCCGTCTCAATGGGAAAGTTGCAAAGTTGAGGGACTTCGACTCAACCCTGAGGCAGATACTTGGCTGGCTATTGATCTAAGCCCTAGCAGAAAAGAAGCGGCGTTAGTTGCTAGCCAAAGACTTGAGGGCGATAAGTTTCAAGTCCATTTGCTTCACACTTGGCATAACCCTGCCAATCTGGACGATAAAGCAATGGCTAACGATATAGCGGAATGGGTGCGTAAGTATCCAGTTCAACTGGTTGCTTATTCAGCCAGAACCGCGTCAGCGGTCGCAGCTAGGTTAGCTCCTGCTGGTATTAGGGTTGAGCCGATAGACGGCCTTGACTATGCCCAAAGCTGCGATGAGTTACTGGGAGCTATCTCATCTCAGCGGTTGGCTCACTCGGGACAAGATGAGCTGACCAAGCAATGCCTATCCGCCGTCAAACTCCCTTTCGGTGACGGCGGCTGGGTAATGGGTCGCAAAGTAAGTAATACAACAATCTGCGGAGCAATTGCTTCAGCCTTGGCAACACACTATGCAACAATGTCTGAAAGTGGCGTAGATATTCAAATAGTGTAAGTCTGCTCGCCTACAATGTAATCAATGGGTGCTATAAGAGATTTTCTATTTCCACAGGTTCAGACGGCTAAACCTACAAAGGTTTCAGATGTTGCAGCCGCGCTGACTCCAGTCCAAATTAGCGATAGTGTTTATAATATTCTCGGCGGTGCAACTAATACCACTCGCCAATTAGCAATGAGTGTTCCATCCGTTGCAAGAGCTCGCAATATCATCTGCGGAACTATTGGCTCATTACCTTTAACAACTTTCAATCGCATTACTGGCCAGTATGTTGATCCACACAGAGTTATCAATCAGCCAGACCCAAGAGTTGCAGGATTCGTAATCTACAACTGGCTTGCGGAAGATATTTGGCTTTATGGTGCTGGTTATGGCCAAGTGTTAGAAATGTATTCATCTACAGATGGCGGTCGAGTAAGAGCCTGGACTCGCGTTAGTCCAGATAGAGTTACAGTTGATACCGATTTCCTAAATACTGAAATTACTGGATATAAAGTTGATGGCCGCTCAGTTCCACTTCAAGGCGTAGGTTCATTGATTAGATTCGATGGCCCAGATGAAGGCTTCTTGCATCGCGCTGGTAAAACAGTAGCAGCAGCGGTCTATCTTGAAAACGCAGCAGTTAATTATGCTAAAGAGCCTGCTCCATCTATGGTTCTTAAATCAAATGGAACTAACTTAACTGCCGAAAGAATTTCCGCTTTATTAAGCGCTTGGAAAAATGCTAGACAAACTCGCTCAACTGCATTTCTAAATGCTGATGTTGAACTACAGCAATTTGGCTTTGATCCTAAAGCAATGCAACTTGCTGAAGCGCGTCAATATGTAGCACTAGAATTAGCTCGGGCCTGTGGAATACCTGCCTACTTCTTGAGCGCCGAATCGACTTCAATGACTTATTCAAACGCTGTGTCCGAGCGGCGCTCATTAGTAGATTTCTCACTTCGCCCAATACTTAAGGCAATTGAGGAACGCTTATCACTACCGGACTTTGTTCCTAATCCTGTAATGGTGCGCTTTGCACTTGATGACTTCCTACGCGGTAACGCATTAGAGAGAGCTCAAGTTTATGAAATCCTAAACCGCATTGGCGCGATGAGCGTTGAGCAAATTCAGCGAGAGGAAGATTTGATTCCAAATGAAGGTTAATATGCCAATGGCAGTAACAGCTGCCGATACTATTAAAAGAACTATTACTGGAACTATTGTCACTTGGAATGAGCAAGGCAATACTTCAGTTGGCCCAACAGTATTCGCAGCAGATTCAATCGAAATCAAGCCAGTTAAGTTGCTTCTTGAGCACGACCGCACCCGCCCAATTGGCAAGATGGTCTCTCACAATGTAACTGCTAATGGAATTGAAGCCACCTTTAAGATTGCAAACACTATGGCTGGAGAAGATGCCCTAGTAGAAGCAACTGAAGGATTGCGCGATGGATTTAGCGTTGGCGCACAGATTAACGAATGGACAAACAATAAAGGCGTTATGCAGATTACCTCAGCAACCCTAGATGAAGTTTCTCTAGTTACTGATCCTGCAATTGATTCTGCTCGCGTAAGCGAAGTAGCAGCATCAGAGAATGAAGCACCAAAAGAAGATTCTGATTTGGCAACCGCTGATTCAGACAAACCAACCGAAGGAGACCAAGTGTCTGACACTACCGCTCCTGCTCCTGCCGTTGAAGAAGCGGTAGAAGCAGCCAAAGTAGAAGCTGCAGCTCCAAAGCCAGCTTTCTACACAACCCCTCGCCTTGAATTTACAAAGGCAAAATACCTAGAGATGAGCGTTCGCGCTGCTCTTGGAAATGACGATGCTCGCGCATATGTTCGCGCTGCAGATGACACCACTAGCAATAATGCTGGTCTCATTCCAACCCGTCAATTAACTGAGGTAATCAACCCTCTATCAAATGCTGACAGACCGCTAGTTGATTCAGTATCTCGCGGCGTTTTACCAGATGCAGGAATGTCATTTGAGATTCCAAAAATTACAGCAGTTCCATTGGTTCAGGAAGAAGCCGAAGCCGATGCGATTGTTGAGCAAGGACTTACAAATTCATTTTTGCAGGTTTCTGTCAAAAAATATGCGGGCGGTCAAACCTTCAGCGTAGAGCTATTGGATCGTTCTTCACCAGTATTTTTTGATGAACTAGTTCGTCAAATGGAATTTGCTTACGCAAAGGCAACCGATATTGCAGTTGGAACTGGTTTAATTGCTGGCGGAACTGATGGTGGAAACCGCACAATGACAGCCGCTAACTTGCTTGATTTCGTATCTGATGCAGCAGTAAGCATTTACTCAGGAACTCTCGGATTTGCTCAAAATATCTGCGTATCTCCTGAGCAATGGGGCGCATTAATGAACCTCAATGATTCTGGCCGTCCAATTTATCAGGCTGTTATCAACCCAAGTAATCAGGTGGGAAATCTTGCACCTAATTCCGTTACTGGAAATGTTGCAGGTTTAAACCTTCGCGTATCTCGAAATCTAACTGGGGGAACTGATGACAACTCAATCATTATCATCAATCCAGAGGCATACACTTGGTATGAATCATCTCGTTTCCGTCTGCAGACCAATGTGGCTCTAAACGGCCAGATTGAGGTTTCTTACTACGGATACGGCGCACTAGCAACCAAGGTAGGCGCAGGCGCTTATCTATGGAAAGTTGCATAGTCAATTCAAAATAGTGACGGCCAGTCCGCTCCCGAGCTGGCCGCTCACCTAACTGCTTGAAAGGAAGACGAGATGCCAACGATAGTTACGGCCACAGAGCTAAGGACGATTCTTGGCGTCTCGTCATCCCTATATCCAGATGCTTACCTAAACGATATTGTTGA